CGCGCCGCCCGCGCCGCCCGCGCCGCCCGCGCCGCCCTCGACGCCCGCGCCGCCCGCGACGCCCGCGACGCCCGCGACGCCCTCGACGCCATATCTACTGCTTTGACAAGCCTTCACCACTTTGCGGCGTGGTGCATTCAGTCAGATGGATGGTGGTATTGGGGATGGGAATTGTCGTGGATCGCCTGCACTTATTTCGGCGCAAAACAAAACAAGAAGGAAAAAGTCGTGGCTTGGTCCAAGCCATTGATGGAAGCGTATATCGCCGGTGCTTGGTGCCTCTACTGGACCGACGACACGCTGTTCTGGATCGCAAAACCGACCCTCCATCAGGAACAGACGCCAACCGCGAAACGGCTACACAATGACAAATATGCAGCAGTCGAGTCCGACATTGAAAATCTGTATTTCTGGCATGGCGTGATGGTTCCCGCGTTCGTCGTGGTTCGATCTGACTGGATCACGCTCAAGCACATTGACGAGGAAGATAACGCCGAAGTTCGCCGCGTGATGATCGAGCGATACAAGAACGGCTCAGATGTTAGCGGCTCCGCGGCTTACATTCTCGACGCAGGCGGCAAAAAACTAGATCACGACGAACGGTTTGGAACGCTCTGGCACCGCGACGTGAAAGACGATGAACCAATCAGAATGATCGAGGTTATCAATTCCACGCGCGAGCCGAGCGGAGAATTTAAAACCTATTGGCTGCGTGTCCCCCCGACCGTTAAAACTGCCCACGAAGCTGTAGCGTGGTCGTTCGGTAAAACGACAAAAGACTATATGCCACAAATTGAAACTTGAGAGCCAATACAAAGCGACAACTCAAAACGTCTAAGAAAGGCCCGAGATTCAAAGCTCCACTCGCCCGACTGGCCAGTTGGCCTACAAATAAACCGAGTGCGCGGTATCGAAGCGGGACTAGATGCCGACCGAGCCCAGGACGGAAGCAAGAGGCCCGACCGGAGGCCAGACTGGATTCCTGGGACAGCGACGACTTGGAGGGTATGCCTTCTGGATCGCTCGTGACTGGTGACAGGCCGGAGAGACGGTCAACGAATTTAAGACAGGAAAGGCCCTAAAATGATACTTGAAGCCGCTCTTTGGTCGTTGATTTTTGTTCGGGGCGATGGGACTTATGATCTACGAGAGGGCATTAAATCGGAGCGAGTGTGCCGAGAAACACTTTGTTATGTCCAATGGCAACTTAGTTGCGATGACCATAAAAAGAAGATTGAGGACGACACCCGCAAAGCTGAGTTGGCTCTCATTGAGAGTAAGAAGGCGGAATTAGTTTATCGAGTGAACCATCCATGCAGCGTTAATAAAGATGGAAGCAAAGATTGCCCTACAGACATTTGTTCATCCACCCACTACGACAAAGATGGAAAGCCCGCTGGTGGAACCACGAGATGTATGAGCACCTCCTACATTACAGGCGTCTACGTAGATAGAAATATCAAAGTTGCCGCCTGCTTTCATGCGAAGTGATTTAGAACAAGAAAGGCCGCTACTTTTCAGCAGTGCCCTCCACGACGCACGTTTCAATCTCATTCATGTGTTCTCCGATAACGCGGTGATGACCTTCAACATTAGTCAGAGCATCATGCGCTGACACATGCGGCGCACACGCCGTCACGTCTTTGAACCCAGCCAAATAGATCGTGCTTTGCAATAGCGACCCCGTCCAGACCGAACGGTGGCCGTGGTAATACACTATCGCGTTCATCGCTCCGCGCGCTATCGCGTCTGGCTGCCATTTGGTCGTGAAGTCAAAATAATCTTGGTCGCCGTGCATAATTTGCTCGATGGACGGCGTGGCAATTCTAACAATGCCGCCGGGCTTCAAAACGCGGCGGCACTCCCTCAAGAATTCGATGGCCGCGTAATAGTCCACATGCTCGATGCAATGCTCGCAAAAGATAAAGTCGGCGTGACTGTCGGGAAATGGCAAAGGCTTGGCGATATCGACTTCGGCGTCGAAGTTCTGCCACCCAGGCAGTTCGTTCGTTCCGCATCCGAAATTGAGTTTGACCATAGCGAATCTTTCGTAAGCTATTGGATCTCGGCAGTGCGTCAGCCAATCCAGATTGAAGTCCTGCACGTTGGCGCCGGTGATTTCGTTCTTGTCGTCGCGCTGGCCGCGCCACGGCATCAGTGTTAAGTCGCCTCCCAATAGTTTTCTTACGACCGCCTCTGGCGTCGGGACCGGCGTGCGGTTAGGCCAATCGTAGCCCGCAACAAAGTTAGCCTTGGATAGATACTCTACATTGAAAAACATCAGCCCTGTTTCAACCCATTCAGGCTGAGGATGTGTCAACCCGCTGACAGGAATAGACGCGGCGGCCGTTCCGGCTTTTTTCATTTGCCGCACAATCGGCATGACCGGCAGCCTGAACAGCGAGTCACCCTCGATGTGAACGACGTAATCATAGCCGCCCTCGATCGCCGCATTGAGGCCGTAGCAGAACGCGCGACCCCAGCCGTCGCGGCCGCCGCGCGCCAAGTGGCCGATATTGTCAGAAAAACCGTAGTAGAGAATTGGCTCGCTGAGGTCTGGTATCAACGGAAACGGTGATTGCGAGTCCACAATCATTATGTCGCAATCAGAATTCAAACTTCGATTCAGATCAAACCACCGTTCGAGCAGCGTTGCCTTGTGCTGGTCGTCAACGTATGTCGTTCCGAAGATCAGCACGCGCGGCAGCACTTTGTTCTTGATGAACTCCGCGATCCGGCTGTGCGCCCGTTCAAGATCAATGCGCTTGTCGCAATCGTGGTCGGTCCGGTGACAGTCGCAAGGATTATCCGTGTCAATGCAAAGCGTCGGCGCAAGGTGCGCGCCGGTCCTCTGTGTCGTTTTGGAGCTCTCGTGGCCGCCGTAAACGACAATCAACGGCGTTCTGACCGCCTGCGCCAGCACTGGCGAAAATCCGGCGTTCGCAAATACAAGATCGGCCTCAGCAAAAAGCGCCGCCATCGTCTCGAAATCCAACTCGCCAGCGTGCAGTTTTACGTCCGCGGCTTGTTCCGGCCCGACAATCCATTCCTTGTTCGTTGCAAGATCAGCAAAACTGACGACGAAAAACTTGTGACGTATTTTCGCAAACAACGCCGCATAGGCTTCTGGGTCCGGGCTGCGCGAGTCGCATCGCCAAAACGAATTGAGGATCACAGGCCGATACATCATCAGCGGCTTGCCGTTGACCGGCCAGGAATTGATTAGCTGCTTTGCCTTGTCGGTCCATGTCTGCGGTATCGGCAGACTGAAATCCGGCGCTGCCGGCATCGCAAGGCCGAATGATGAAAATATCGCGGCTAGAATAGACCCGTGCGATTCGATGGCTGCCCTGTTGTACGTGATTCGAAGTTTGGGTGCTGGCGGCGCCGGCACTATCACCCTGCCATTGCCAGACGTTTCTCGAATGCGCGGCGGCGTTCTAGGCAGCATCTTTAGACCTTGCTGCTCGAGGTCGTGGTACATCGCGCAGTTATAAGTTTCGAGCCACACGTCGTTGGTTTTCATCAACTCGCGCAGCGCCGCGCGCTGATGCAAATTATCCCCAATTCCCAACATTCCGGAGACGACAAGTGGCCTCATTGCAACGCCTCGTCGATTGTCATTTTTGTGAAGCAGCCAATCATGCTCGCCGGACTTGCGTTGACGACCGACACGCCGGCCGCTTTGCATTCGTCCGCGGCAAACGTGAATTCACGCGCCCAATCTGCCCAAAGCGCATCGGCCACAGGGCGCCACGAATAACCGTCATGGAAATTTTTGAGCCCTCCAATGTTGCGGTAATCGTAGCCGAGCAACACGATATGACGCGCACGCTTAAGCACAGCGAGATTCAACGCAGCATAGCCGGACGTCGACCCTCGGCGCAGCAAAGCCGGGTCGTGCGATATTCCAGGCAGCGGTGAATTCCAAAGGTTGACCGCGCTAGGCACCGGATCGACTTCGTTCCACCATTCCGCGCCGAGCGATAAAAACAACTGCGTGGTTTTTGCAAACTCCGCAAGGCGATCAAACCGCGACGAAACAAACCGGAGGTCAACCGACACGCCGGCGACGACCGGAACGTGGAACATGCTCTCGTTTATGCCGACAAGATGCCCGCGACCGAACAGCCTCCGCAGATCAAACCCACGCAGCGACGGACCGCCGCCGATCAGAAATACCGTTTTGTCGGCCCACCAAGGCGGCCCAACGATGCCAAAGGTCGGCGTCATACTAGGTTCCCCTGCAGCAACTCAGGCGGCACAAGGCAGCCTGGAGATCCAGGCTTTGGCCCAGGCCCCGGCCAGTTGCTCGTCGCGCCAAACACGCGCAACACGGATTTCCATTCGTCGGGGGTTAGGGCACGTGTTTGGCCTTTGCCGTTAAGGACGACCGGCTGGCGCCCAAGGCGTTCGGCGCTGCTGATGCACCAGTTGCGCCATGTCGCAAGCCAATCTGATTTGACGCCTTTTTGGCCAGACGTGGATCGCCAGTAGTTGACAAACTTTTCTGCCTCGCGCTGGACTTCGCGCTCTGTCAGCCCTCGGGATTTGCCATAAGCAGCCTCCTCGACTGATGGCTTCCAGTTTACGTCAATCCTTGAGCCTTTCGGCGCGCTACCAAGCGCGCTCTTTCTTACTTTCTTTTCTAAGTCTTTATCTAAGTCTAGTATACTATGCTCGCGCATGCTGTCAGCACCGATGTTTGTTTGATTTTGTTCATCTTTTTTCCAACGCCGTCCTGCGGCAGTTCTTGCCTGCTCAACGCGCTCTCGGTGGATTTTATTTTGGGCGCGTATGTGTTCCTCGGCTACTGGGTTGATTAGCTTGTCGTCCTGCATGATGAGTCGGCCCGTAGTAATCAATTCGTCCAACGCCTTTTGACAGCGCGACGACGATATGGCAGCGCGCAACGCCAAGGTCCGCCGATCTTCGGCTACGCTTCCGCCGTCCTCGTAAATGCGTAAAAGCACCAGCAGATAAACCAATTTCACATCACCCGGCATTCCAGTGAGCGCGCTGAGTAGTTTGCTTGGGTAGCAGGGGAACCAAGGCAGCCGTTCGGTTTTCATAGTGCCAACCCATCTTGGCGCGCAAGCGTGCGCACCGCGTTACACCCGATATTGCAGAACAACTTGACCGTCCCGATTGGCCCGTTGCGCTGCTTTTCGATTATCGCGTCCAGCTTATTCGATGAAGCTTCCATGCGCGCGAGCCATTGAGCAAATTCGTCAGCGTCAGATTCTGGAGGTTTTCTGCGTTCGAGATAATAGGATTCGCGGTACAGCATGGCGACCGTGTCCGCGTCTTCTTCGATGTTGCCTGAGCCGCGAAGGTCCGACAACGATGGCCGCTTGTCGTCCCTGCCCTCTAGCCCGCGATTAAGCTGGCACAGCGCCAGCACGGCGCAGTCAAGTTCCTTTGCGAGCGCCTTTAGGCCACTTGTAACCTCGCCAATTTCCTGCACGCGATTGCCTGAATAGCGTTCCGACGCTCGGACTAGGTGCAGGTGGTCGACCACGATCAGGTCGAGGGCGCCGCGACGCTTGGCCTGCCTAGCGCGGGCTGAAATCTGCGCGACCGTCAGTGCTGGTTGCTGTTCGATACGCAATGGCAATTCTCCGATCCGGATAGCTGCCTCCGTCATGCGCTGGAAATCTTGTTCGCTGAATTTGCCGGCACGCAGCAGCCAATAGGCTATCGGCTTTTCGTCGAACATTTCGTCAGCAAGCATCCGTTGGGTCAGCGGAATGTCGCCCATTTCCAGGCTAAAAAAAATCGACGGGTGACCCTGTTTTGCGGCCGTTCGAGTAACGCACAATCCCATCGCGCTTTTGCCCATGCCGGGACGGCCGGCCAGAACGACCAACTCGCACCGCTGCAGGCCGAGCGTCATCGCGTCCAACTCTTGCAGCCCCCACGAAATGCCGGATAGGCGCCCCTCGCGCTGGTAGGCCGTCGCCGCGGCGTCGATGGCACGGGATACCGCCTGCCCCATAGTCAAGCTGGGAGCCCCTGTGGCCGTTCTGCTGGCCACGATGGCGTCCAATGCCTCGATCCCCTGCCCGGCCACCTCTGCCGGGTTCTGTGGCCCGGCACTGGCCAAGGTTTCGGCTACCGAGGCGATCCGGCGCGTGTCCGCCATGTCGCGGATTAAGCCGGCATAGTCCGCCGCATTGATGACGGTGGTCGCTTCGGCGGCAAGCCGGGCGATGTATTGCTGCATCGAAAGGCCAGCGACTTCAACTGGCGGCAAAAACACGCCAAGCGTGACCGGCGTCACCCGCTTTCCAGACCGGATTAAATCGGCGCAAACGCCGAATATCGTGGCGTGGACAGGCTCGAAAAAATCATCCGGCCGCACCTTGTCAGCCACGACGTTAAAGGCGTCGTTGTTGATCAGGATGGCGCCAATTAAAGCTTGTTCACTTTCTATCGAGTGGACGTCTGACATTGTGCAAGCCTCTGGTTTCAGATCCCAAATAGCGGGCCGTGATCCTGCGGTTTTCCGGCCATCTTCGCCTTGATTGATGCGCGGGCGCGTTCGTCCGGTCCTGATAGGAACAGCGCCATGCGACGGCGGATGTCGGCCTGATATTCGGCTTCACGTTCGATCAGAACGGCGCTAAATCCCTCGCGCCATGCCGCCTCGCCTGTCGTGCCGGTGCCCGCGAATAGATCGAGCACTAATCCCTTCGGCGGTGTCACCAGCCGAACGAGATATTGCATTAGGTCGAGCGGCTTTACCGTTGGGTGTTTGGAGCCGAGGCGATCGTCCGCGTCGGCTTTGGCGGTGTAGAAAAAACGGGCGGCGCTACCTTCGTCGCCAAAACGATACATGTCGCCAGTATTGCGATCTGGCGCATTTGGAACATTGCCTGACCAATTTTGCGGTCTAGGATTGGATGAACCGGCCCGCGCCGCCCCAGCGCCATGCACATCAGGAAACGCCCCCACCACTTCCTCGCTTCCGTCATGGATGACGTTGGCGGGCCAGCGGCCTTGTGAAGCTTGCGTGAACTGTTCGCGCGGCTCGGCTGTGACGTTCATAATGCCACCGACCGAACGCTTGGGCGAACCAAACGGCTTTATCTTTTCATCCGTCGCAACCCTGCACCCATCTATATTCAGCGCGCCGACGCCCCAGCGCAGCACATTCGCGGCAACGGTTTTTTCAGACAGAGGCTTACGGGCGAGGACGAT